GGTCATCCTAACTTAAGCTTACTCTCCAGTAGGTGTAAAGTTGATAATCGACCTTTAGAATTTTCTATAGGAAGATTCAGATTAGAATCTAAGCTATATAAATTCTTACCCATTATTTCGTACCATCTCATAAAAGATGGGAGGTAACGAGCAATGTAAACTAAAGAACCCTGGTCGGGTTCATCAAATTTGCTTATTGTAAAATAAGTAAACTTGTTGAATACTCTTGGATCATAGTAATTGATCTTAGAGATATTCTTGTTATAGTCTACAAAATAGGTCTTATCAGATTTATCAGGAAATAGATTATAATATAATTCTACTCTTTTCTCTAATGGTATGCCATTTGGATTGAATCCAAGGCCCCCAAGAAAGTCTGGAATAGACTCAATTGCTTTTGCAATTTTATATTGTCTAGATCTTAACAATCTGAAACCTTTACGACCAATATTTCTTACTATATCAAGAAAAGAATCATCAGATACTTTTCTCCATTTCAATTGTGGAAAATTACCAGAAGGTAAAATAACACGTCCTCCAAACTCAGCGAGTTTGTTGGATGAAATAGACTTGGACCAAGAAATTGGACAACCAAGTTGATCTAGACAAGAGATATATGACTGGTATAGATCATCATCAAGGATTACAACATCATCACCTAATACAAAGAATTTCTCATTGTGAGAATATTTGTTCAGGTAGAAGAGAAGTAAACCATGAGTGAGAGCAAAAGATGCGAAGGAAGGATACAGTCCTAAGGGCTGTCCTTTCGACCACCTAATTGTTTTTCCATTATTTAACATCCATGGTGCACGTGATAAATCACGGAACAGATGAATGTAATCTTTTCTAATGAAGATTTTATCAAGAACTTCAAGTTGAAGAGATAACGGAAAATAATCAGTTGCTCCACTTAAATCAATAGAGTGAACAAATTGACCTGATACTAATCTAGATTGAATAGTATTCAAGGGTAATGTTTGATTATGAGTACAATCCCAAGGAAGTAATTGTAAGATACCATATAAGTAGTCACCAAGTGGTTTTAATGCCATCTGATAGACCCTTGATGGGTTTGCAATTGCTCGGAGTTTGTATCCGGGTTCCTGAATAAAACCGATTTTTCCAACAGAGTTGGGATAATCGATGATATCAGGTTCGTCCCTAGGATCATTATAATCAATACCATCTAAGAGAGGATCGAATATCCTAGGATATCGACCGCTTAGATTCAATCCAATCACTGTTGAAGAGATATACGATACTTGTTCAAGTACGGATTCAGATTCAACAAATGATTTACCTGATGGATGGGGACTCCTCTTTTGGGAGGATCCTATAAATAGGACATAAGGTTGAGGATCAGGAAGATCAACAAACCTTCTAGTCACCATTTTAACGCCATCAGATACACCCTTAATGATAGATGCATCTACTGGTTTATCATCTGCTGTAAC